TTTATCACAAGGTAAGTACTTACCATTGCTCATTAAATCTAATTCACCAGTACAACTCCACACCATTTCCAATAACTTTGGCTCGGCTTTCAGCAACATTGCCACAAGTTCGGACTTCTGCATCCATTCAAAAGGAAATACATTAGTAGGTAGTTTAATTATATGGTGTGGTTTAATCCCGTGTGGGTCTAGCGTCTGACTCCACCCACAAGCTATTGCTCTAAATGGAAACTTTAATTGTAATCTCTGTCTAAATGAATCATCAGAGTTTGCTCCCCATATAATAGCTTTGAATCTGACAAAGGGATTGCCAACCATTAGTGTAGAGATAGCAGATAGATGTTGTAAAACTGGATAGTTGTTTTTTCTATTTTGTTGAGGCATATTAGCCTCGTCTACTAGAAGTCTAACACCCATATAGTCGGCCTGTTCTTGGGCAGCTGCTAATTGTGCATCTGCTACGTTTCCCCAACCTTCTTTATTATATAAATGTAAAGCAACAGGGGTATATCCTTTGGCGACTGCATACCATAGAGCTGCAGCACACTCTAGTCCACCACTAAGGTTTACTATTGCGTCTATATCATCTCTAATTTTTTCAGCCATTTTATCTTATTCCTATCTCTGTTAGTTGGTAATCTATTACATGTTGCACAAATTGGATTTGCTGCACGATTACCTTCCCATAATTCTTGTTTTAACTTCTGTAGTTCAGGATTGTGTTCCCATACATTAAAGAAGTTATCTGTTTTAATATTTCCAAATACATTAGTATCTGTCCAATCATTACAGCACATTTGTATGCTGCCGTCCCAATGAATCCAACCTTTAGTTTTAGGTAGAATACATACTTCATTAATAGCTGACCTATCTGTAGCAATACGATTGTAAATATCACTTCTATTAGATACTTGGATTGGAGTCTCTCCCCATTCCTCTGGTTCCATACTTTGGTCCCAATATCTATGTGTTGCTCTAGGCATCAGCTTTTTACGTTCTTCCATTTGTTCTTTAGATTTATAACTATTAATTATTAATGTATCAAACAAGTTAAAGTACTGCATCTTTTGTTCTAATTTATAACCATTAGTTAAGATTCTTGTTCTATATGTTCTATTAGCGTGATGTAATATTAAGGCGAGAGTGCCAAAGTCGGGATGCAGAGAGTTTTCTCCTCTGCCTGTGAAACATATTGTCCCTTTAAAACTATGTAGTGTTGATACAAACTGTTTAAATAAGTCAATAGACATATACTCCTTTGCATTAGGATATCCACTACTACGAGGGCAGTAGTTACATGTTTCGTTGCAGATGCCTGAGACATCTATGTTAATAAGTATCGGGCTCATATACAAATATCCAATTCTTTCTTCCTGCTGAGTCTGTGTTTGTGCCTACTTCTTTGAAACCAAAGTCTAAGAAAGGTTGTTTGCCTCCTTCATAAGTTATTTCTAACATCATTCTAGGACTTCCATAGTTTTTCATACAGAACTTCTTGCCTTCAGTCAAATCTCTAGTAGTACATCCGCCTTTGTATTCAGACATCCACGCCTGTCTACGGAACGCAGGATATTCATATATAGTTCCATCATCTCCTTTAAATTTCTTTTTATAGCATAAAGCATTGACTCCAATCATTTCACCATTCTCATACCACATCATATAATATTGATGCTTGTCGTATTTATCTTCTAAGTCTTGATAGCATACTTTGTTTTCTACAATGAATCCTTGTATTCTTAGTTGTATTACGCGATAGAGTTCATCAACAGTTAACTGCTGATAATGTTTAATTTCACAAATCATACTCTTTTTACTATTCTCGGGATTATTTCTCCACTTCTAATTACTTCTACATCACAACCTATCTCTAACCCCAATGCATCTATATAAGCTATATTATGCAGAGTTGCTCTAGAAATAGTTGCTTCTCCAATCACACAGGGCTCTAAGATTGCAACTGGTGAAACAGCACCTGACTTCCCGACATTCCATTCAACGTCCAAGAGCCGAGTAACTACTCCAGCTTGTCTTGTCTTCAGAGCGAAAGCTCCTCTAGGATGATGTGATGTGTAGCCTAATTTTTCAAAATATATATTAGAGTCGACTCGTACAACTTTACCGTCCTGAGGAAATTCATTCCAATCACTTTGTGTGACAGTATTAAATCCCATATCTTTTACCATAGTCATATCCCCAATCCAATCAGCACAAATTGCTGGTTGAATACCATAAGATATAAATGTAAGACTACGGGATTTAAATTCTTCTAAGTCTTTTAGATTCAAAGCACCACTTGCATAATTTCTAGCATTTGGTATTGTTTTGGGAGCAACGACTTCTCCAGTAATCTGTTTGATACCTTTACTCCATATTCTATTTGGCACTAAAGACTTAATTTTATCAGTAATATCTAGACCTTCCCTACCATCTCCACGAGTGAGAGCCTGTGACAATACGCCGTCTACATAAGTTATAGACACAGCTGCACCGTCCATCTTGGCAGTCATTACATGTGGTTGATTGGTGTCCCAATTTGGTTCTTCATCTTCGCCTATAAAGACTTTTTGAAGTGAATACATTGGGTAAGGATGTTTGTATCTTGTACCTTCTAGAGTATGACCGACTTTATTCTCAAGTTCAGTATTCTCTACAAGTCTATCATATACATCGTCAGGCAACTGTGAGTTCCCTTCAGCATACATTCGATTACAATATTCTAGGTATTCTGTCTTATTCATACATATATTATACAGAAATTCTAAGGATTTGTCAAGTATTATTTTTGTGGGCTATAGGTATATCTTATCTAATACATCTTTGAAATGAGTTTCAAGAACAGACTTAACTTCGGAGATAGATAATATCTCAACTAATCCCTCAAATAACGCCTTGCTATTATTAAAGTCTATTGGTATAGCTATGCCGTCCTTTGTTGGCTTCCATTCTTCGTCAAAGTCTAGGTAATATTTCCTAATATGTAAGTACTCAGTATTACGAAAACTATTTACAGTAAGGTAAACTCTCTCGTGTTTTTCTTCATTGTAATGTATTAGTTTCTCGTATACTGGAGGTGCATTATGTAGTTCTATCATTCTTTAATATCGCTGCTAAAGGTACAATAGAAGTCACATTCTCAGGTACTAGAAGTCTGTAGCTATCGCAATCCCAACAAAATAATAATACTTGGTTGTTATTTGGTTTAGCCCTATTTCTTTTAGTCTGAATATGCTTGTTGTCAAAGTCCATGGTGCAGACATTATACTTCATTCTGCGACTGTTTTGACTACGATAAGTAATGATAGCATCGCCTGCATTACTCACATTCTTTATAAAGTCATCTTTCTTCATGCGTTTCCTTGTGGGTTGTTAAAGTCCTTTAGCGTCCCAACAATGGTATCGTCTTGCAAGGTGATTCTACAAGATAAAAGAAGACCCAGCCTGCGAACAGACTGAGTTCTTCAAGGGGTAAAGTTAGTCGTTCAGTTCGTTAATTAACTGTGCGAAATACTGAGCTGCTTTACCAGTAAGTTTACTGATAATAGCCGCATCTGGCTCTTTTCCAGCGTCTTGGATAGCACCTGTGAGTTCTTCCTGTGCACCTGCAACAGAGACTCTAGTACCACCAGTTCCACCTGATTTGCCACCAGCCGCAGGAGTTTTCTTTACATAAACTCCAGCTTTTGTTAAAATCATTCTGACTCCATTTGGACTCTCGTTTATGTCGTCAGCAATCATCTTTACAATTTCCATACTTGTTTCAGGAGTAGGTTCCTCTGCAGTATACATCTCTACTGCCTGAGCTTTTAGTTCGTCTGTCCAAGCCATTTTTCTTTTCCTTGTTAAATTATATTTTGTTTTGTATTCGGCAAGAGTATAAGTATTACGGTAGCCAGGAGCCCAACCTGTGGCTTCTAGCATTTGTGTATAAAACCTGTCGCTCATTGCTTATTTCCTTATTATAAATATATTATACTAAAGATTTAAGCAAGAGTCAAGAACTAAATTTTATAAGCTATATCCGAATGTGAGAATATCTTCCTTATACAGGTCAGCAACACTAGTACGAGTCTTAAGTGTATACCAATTGTTCCACATGGGTGCTATAAATAGCTTGTCCAAAATGGAAGTATCTTTTACAGGTAATTCTAATTCCTCTAATTCATGTTTCCAATCTTCTAATCGGATTAAGACATCCATATCTTTATACATCTCTTTTTGTGATTGCATTGGGTTAGCTTGAAGCCATTCATCAAAACCAATATAGTTCAAACTGTTCTGATATTCAGTCACAGCTCTTTCGTAGGGGTTTCTAATCACCCCAATCTTAGTTTTATTTGATACCAGATATAAACTCTGACTCATAACTTAATTCCCTCGCTAATGCTTTGCAATCTTCAATTGTATGTTTCTTCCTAGTTGGAGATAGCTCCATGCCATCCAACTCATCCAACTTATCAAGTAAAGCTTTTAATTTAATGGCACAGTCGATTCTGTTGTGTGTCATTTGAAGTTCCTTTTCAAAGATTCTAATTTATCTTCAAGTTCTGCTAACTTACCTATTTCTTGGTCTAAAGTTTCAATGATATCTCCATGCTCTGCTAGTCCAACATGTGAACCTAATAACACTTCTATATTCATTTTGTGTGCTTCTATGCAACCTTCATATAGTTTTTCTATTGCAGTAACTATTCTTCCTCTATAATTGCTCATCCTAATAATCCTAATACAAAGTTCCTAATGAACCTTTCTCTGTGCCTACCGACATCTAAGGCGGCAAACATTAATAACGGAGTCAAAGGTAATGCCATTACTGACACTGACACTATGACTAATTCTTTATGCCTAAGGACAGGATTGGTCTTGTCTGTTAATACAGCTATTCTAAATGCTGGGAATACCAACTTCCAAATAACTATCGCCCAGCCAGATAACCAAAAGGCTATTAATATATCCATGCTGTTTCCTTATGCTCATTTTATTGAGTGCTTTACAAATATTGTTGTAAATGTTTTAAACTTCCCATTTCGTACGATGCTAAACAGTATTGTTTACCAGCCCACGGTAGATGTGGAAAGTATGTATCTTTTAAGTCATCTTGTGTACATTCTACGGTACACACTAAGTAGACTCTAAAACCTCTTTCTTTTGCAAGTTCAGGTTTTAATTCTCTATCCACTATTGCAGGATAGTTTTGTCTGATTGCCCAAACTTTTTCTTTAGGCTCAAACTCCTCTGCTACACACTGATCTGGTAGTATAGCATTTCTTCTTCCTTCATAGTCAGTCATGGAGAGTTTCTGAGGCACTCCGAGTCTTTCTACAATTCCTTTAATAAACGCAGGACTTCTATATAGTGATTTCGCTATATCAGACATGTTAAATCCATCAAGATACATCTGTACTGTAGATTTTATTTCCTGTTTATTAGCACCTTTTCCTTTGTTCTGAGACTTTCGTCTCGCTCTAAAGTCCATGGTTTCTTTGTGTTCTGTTATTATTTTGTTAAGCCTAGTGGTATTATACGCTATGTTTAGTATACCACACGCTTCTTTTTTAGTTATAGGCTTCTCGCCCTCTAGCAAACTAATTACTTTACTTATATTCGCTTCCGATAAGTTTTCGTGCTTCTTTATTCTCATTTTCTACCCCTAGTAAAATTATTGCATAATGCAGAATCTTTAATAAGTCCTGCTCGTTTCTTCCATCTTTCTTTCCGTACCTCTGCGCATACTTTATAATGTTGCCTAAGCAGAAGCCTTCTCCATGACCAGCATCGAAGATGAACTCGGTTGACTGGATTTTATTCATACTGTAATGACTATCATAAGTCTTTATAATATGATTTTGTAGCATGTTCATTGCTACATCTTCGTTAAACTTGTTGTTATTATAGTCTGTCATTTACTTCTCTGTTGCGAAAAATCCTACTTGGACTAATCGTGCGTTTTCTTTGTTTGTTCCGAAAGATGCATTTAGTGGTGCATGCCAATAGTTTGCTGGATATAATACACATCTATTGTATACATTTCCAACGTAAGTGTGCAACTCCCAATCTTCGTGGTTGC